CTAAGTACGGCACGAGCAATTTCACCAGTGACAACATCGACCTCTATCTGGCACGTACGGCTGCTGACACCCCCGACGTGCTGAAGATTACGGCCAACGAGGTTTATGCTTTCGGCTACGGTACGAACAACAGCCCGAATATAGGGAATACCGGCATCATCAAGAAAGATGCGGCTGCGAGTCTTTCCATCACCGGTGCCTATACGGTGAACGATCCCTTGAGGGTTTATGGCGCGAGCCGTATGAAGGTGCTGGATATGAGCGGGGCCGCCGACCACCTGAAAAACGCTTTCGACCTAGGCAAATGTACCGTGCTGCGCGAACTGAACCTTCAAAGTTCCGGCAACGGCAGTACCGGCTGGTGGTTGAACATCGGCAACTGCAAGCAGCTACGTAAACTCAACCTTCGTAACCAGGCACAGGCGAAAACCGGGGGAAGTACCAGTACCGAGCTGGATTTGAGTGCGCAGACCAAGCTGGAAGAACTTGAGGCCCGCGGTACGCAGGTGCAGAGCGTGGTGCTTGCCAAGGGTTCTCCCGTGACGCTGCTCCACCTTCCCGGTACACTGACCAGCCTCCGTCTGGAATATCTGGGCAGACTGACCACCGGCGGGCTGACATTGGAAAGCTACAGCAAGGTGAAGACCTTCATCTTTGACAGTTGTCCAGGTATTGACTGGGAAACCCTGCTGGGCCGTTGCACGGGTGTGGAACGTATCAGGGTAACCGGTATTGACCGCGAGGATGACGGTACGTGGCTGAATAAGTTTGTCGGGATGGGCGGTGTGGATTCCGATGGCAACACTACGGACACGTGCGCCTTGGTGGGTACGGTACAGCTCACGCGCTACATTGATGACGATACGTACAGCGCTCTGAAGGCGCACTTCCCGGAACTGAATATCCGGCAGCCGGAATACACGATGATCGAGTTCGACGACGAGGTATCGGATGACGCGAACGTGAGCAACCTTGACAACGGTACCGGCTACAAGTATGACAACGCGTATGAGGTGAGCGGTCATATTTCCGCCATCCTGAAGCAGCGTCACCGTGTACTTGCTAAAGTGACTAAAAAAGCGACGACGCGGGGTGTGAACATGGCGAACGTTGATACCACGGTGAACAACCTGGACGGTGAGATGACCTACTACCCGCTGGACGACACGGACAGCAACAAGTACGCCGACGGCACGGCTGCCAGACTGGACGGCACTGAAGGTGACTGGATGATGTACGAGCCCTTCTTCTGGAGCAAGGGTATCAATGATTACCTGAACGGCAAGCATTACTCCTGTTACAGCAGTAACGGTTCGGATAACATGCCTTCCGTTCCGGATGCTGACGTCCTTACGCTTGACGACATTAAGGGCACGAGTGGCGGTTATCTTTCCGGTCGTAAGATCATGAGCGGAAAGGATACGCTTTCGAACAGCTACAGTACTGACAGTACGTATTCGGTATGCAAGGTGAACGTGGACGGTTACAAGCGTGTGCGTTTCCCGAGCGTTCCCGGTACAAGCCTTGTCGGAAGCATTTTCACAGACGATTCCGGCACGGTCATCAGTTCAATCGTCGTCCCTACCTTGAGCAACAAGTTCGAGGCCGGTATGTACCTGATTGCCGATGTTCCGGAGGGTGCCACTGCTCTTCACTTCTCCATTCTGAACACGGCAGAGTTCGATAAGGTTGTCCTTTCTAACAGTGACAGGATCGAGGATATGGAACCCGAATGGGTGCCTAATGACGAGCACTTGTGTGCCGTTGTGGGCAGCAGTGTTGTCGGTTCCAAACTTCGCGCCTGCATTACCGGCGGGAGCACTACGGCGAGCATGACCTGGGCTGATTTCCACTATTACAGTGTCCAGCGCGGTATGCAGCAGATTGATGCCCTTATGCACTCTCGCATCGCGAATCTTTTCTACGCGAAGTACGGTCGTCGTGACAGCCAGGAACAATGCGGCGCGGGCTCTCACACGAACAACCGTACTACGGGTGGTACTGCCAGCCGCGGGATGACGGACACGATCGGCTATGAGGAAGCCTCCTCCATCAACCCTAATGTGACGAACAGCCTGATAGAAAACTCCGTCCACCAGTATGCGTGGTACCGTGAGAAGGATGACTACGGCGGGGCCACGGTTACGCAGGTGAATAATATTTGCTGCCTTGGCTACGAGGACATCTATGGTCATAAATATGACATGATGGACGGCGTGGACCTTCCTAATGACACGGGCAATTCCGGGAAGTGGCGCATCTGGATGCCTGACGGCAGTACCCGCCTGGTTAAGGGTTCCGTGAGCTCCGGTATCTGGATTACCGCCGTGGCGCATGGCAAATATATGGACGTGATTCCGGTGGGTTCCGTTTCGGGTTCCTCCTCGACAAATTACTGCGACATCTACTACATATCCACTGCCTCCAGCCGTGTGGTCTATCGTGGCAACTACAGCGCGAACCCGAATGGCGGTGTTTCGATGTCGAGTGCGAGCAACGATTCCTCGA